TTGACCCCCACATATGTTGTTTACACTCTCGTACCTTTTGTGATACTAACCGATCGACGTAGCGTAAACAGCCACGCGATCTTTTTTCTACTGGTCCTGCATGACCTCAAAACTTGCACCCCCCCCCCCCCCTTTTTGTAACATGTGTCTTTTACTGGCTTTTAGTTAAATCCTTTACCCGTTGATTGGTCTTTGACCACACATCTAAATCGAGCTTTACTGTTTCCGTACGATGTTTTCAACTTCTTTGTCACTTCAAAACCCATATCAAAAATAGTCTCGTTTACTGATTAATCGTTAAAATCTTTACTTTGGCTTTCAGACAAAAAACAAACCAAAAATTTCTTTTCCAATTTCACAAAATCTGTCAGACCACGACCACTAATATTGGTACGCGCGTAGAATGGTTCTCACCGTTCGAAACATATGATAAATTCATGCAGTCCCTCCGCTCCGACAAAGGACGACACTGTATGAATGTTTCAGAAAATTCATCGTTGTGTAGGGTCCCTCCAGCTTCTGCTGACACCCACATTATAGTGAACTCATCATTCACTTCAACTTTGCATCTATGATTCATCAATGTCTAGACTACGCTAACGTTAAAATGTTACACTTCTCAGGTTAAAGTCCGGAGGCTTCGCTTTAGAAGTTCTATTGCTATAGGTACCACGCCCGAATAATACTGGCCCCAAACCGCACAGATACAACCAAAATGACGACCCGATTTGCCACCCCAGCCTCCCCTACCGAGACCACTATGCCAGTTCAGTTGTACACTCACGTATCTGAATGCGAGCTCATGCTCCTCAACACTAAGCCCGCTCCGCCACCCAAACTTGGCCGAGCTTGTGTATCACACCTCCAGGCTGGCGACTCGCCAGCGACAGGTGCAGCCTCTCAAGCTTTCAGCTTGATGCTACAGTATGTTCTCAGGAACATCCCCGAATCCGTTATGGAGGAATGGGGTTCCAAACTTGGTGAGTACATTGGTGAGTTCATCGAGAACATCACCTTCCTCATCATTGGTATCCAGAAGGCGCAAGACTTCGACGACATTTTTCGCACTGTTGTCGCTGTCACGCGTTTTTTCACCAAGAAAGGGTTTGGGAGCACCCTGATGGACATTATGGACCATCTCACAACTGAGTCGGAGGCCCAATCTTTCGACTTCAACGACATCCGATCCATGCTGGATAATTATTCAGCTGTCAGGACATCGCCCATTGTTATCAAGGTTCACCGACTTTGTAGCATGGCCTTGTCGTCGTGCATTCTTGAGGCTTGCGGCATCACCGCGAAACTCACCAACATCAGTGCGGTCTATGGGGAAGCCACGAAACAGTTTCTGGCCGAAACAGACTTTGTCACTGGCCTCATCGACCTTGTATCATTCATGGTCGAGAGATTGGCCCAATGTTGGCACCTCAAGTCCTTCAGCCCCCTCTTCCACTCGTCGAAATCGTATGGTAAGTGGGCAGTCAAGGCGGCCGAGCTCATTGAGCAGAGCCAACTTCTGCACAACCCGGAGGCGAATGGATTCACTTTCCACGGTTTTCTTGAGGACCTGGAGACTGCCATTGAGGAAGGAGTGCAAATCCGCAAGTTCTCCCAATCGGCGGACAAGAAAGACGTTGTCATCAATGTCCTTTCCAAGCTCCGTATTATCCGCGGTGACGTGCTGACGCGCAAAACTGCTGGTGAGGAACGCCGTGCCCCCTTCAGCCTTTTGGTCTATGGGGGTTCAGGAGTCGCGAAGAGCAGCTTCGTGCGAACATTCTTTGGTCATTTCGGCAAGATGTTCCATCTCCCAGTGGGATCCGACTTCGTGTTTACGCGTTCATTCGCCGACGAGTACTGGTCCAACTTTCGCACACAGATGTGGGGTATCATCCTAGATGACATTGCCGCGATCAACCCTAACAAGGGTAACGAGGATCGATCCCTGAACGAGATCCTCCAGATCATCAACAATGTTCCCTACTGTCCCCCTCAGGCGGAGCTTGAGAACAAAGGTCGCACGCCCTTGCGTGCCGAGTGCGTCATTGGTACCACCAATACCAAACACCTCAATGCTCACAACTGGTTTTCAAATCCGGTTGCGGTCCGACGAAGATTCCCTTACGTTGTTGACCTCAAGCCAAAGAAGTGTTACGCACGCGATGATGCACCAGACATGATCGATCCTGCCAAAATCCCTATCCCGGATGCCGGCAGCTATCCTGATCTCTGGACCATCTCCCTCTCGAAGGTTGTGGTGGTAACAACCGATGATGATGGCAAGCAAGATGTGAAACTCATCCATCTTGACACTTACACCAATGTGTACAAGTTCTTCGCCACAATGTCGGTCATCATTCGCGAATTTCGCGCACAGCAGTCCCAGGCTGCCGCAAACGACGCGAACTTGACAACCGTCAAGCTCTGTCCCTTCTGTGATGTGCCTCGCAATCACTGCGATTGTATCATGTTGCAGGCCCAAGACGTGGTCGTCTCCCCAGTGTGGGAGAGTGAACCGGTGAATTGGACAGACACTGCACGTGGTATCGCCAACCTTGCTGCCGTCGCTGGCATTGCCGCCGCAACATTCACCGTCCTCGATGATGATGCTAAGGTCGCACGTGACGCGTACGCCGCAGTCAAGAACTATTCCAAGGATTTCCTGGTTGGTTACATGACTAATCTTGGTAAGTCTCTTGTGAAGGAGGTTTTCGGCAACCGCACGGTCCAGATGGTACTCACCGCACTGGGTCTACTGAGTTCTGGCTTTGCAGCCTACAAGCTGTACAAAAAGTTCACTGAACCCGTTGCCCAAGCTGAGGAGTTGCCAATTGCGCAATTCGGTGTCCGGCCCTGCTCGACTGGTGACGAGAAGGAGAACTTCTACCACCAGAAGAATGACTACCGTGCAAACATGGTCGTTACAGACCAGACCCGTTCTTGGAAGGGTTTGGAATGGACAGCCATTTGTGCGAAGTTTCAGAACAGTGTTGTGGCCATCCGCACCGTGCGCAAGAACGAAGCTGGTCTCACTGTCTGCCGTGATGGCAGGGCAGTGTGCGTTGGCGGTCGACTATATGTCACCGACAACCACAATCTGCCTGAGACCGTTTGTTCTCTGGAAGTTGTTCGTGAACTGCATACGAGTGGTCTCACCACAAACGTGACACGCGTTCTCGATCCTGACTCAGTGCTGCGCATGCCTGAAAGTGAGTTGGTTTTCTTCCAGCTCCTGGATGCGTTCGATTGCAAGGACATTTCACCTTTCCTCAGCACGTCTGAGTTCACCACGACTTGCTCTGGCGCTCTCATTTCGCGTCACATGGATGGGTCCCCGCTTGTGTCTCAGATTTCTCGACTCACTGATGTCGGAGTGCAACCCGTTCCACAAGTTGGAGGGCAGCACCTACGCCTCTGGGAGTACAACCTGGATACTGAGACTGCAGTTGGACTTTGTGGTTCACTCGTGGTGGCTCGCTCACCTACGGGGCCCGTCATTGTCGGACTTCACCTACTCGGTCGCGGTAGGAACGGACATTGTGTTAGCCTCACAACTGACCACGTTCGCCGTGCCAAGGAACACTTCTTCCCGGTTTTTTCTCCTGCTCCCATCATGCTGGAGTCGATTGAGAGAAGTGTTGGTGTTGTCCCTCTTCACGACAAGAGTGTCTTCCGGTTCATTGGCAGTGGTGTTGGACGAGTCTTCGGACAACTCACATTACCACGTGCGCAACCCAAATCAACAGTTTGTCCAACCATCTTTCGGGAGGCTGCTGTGAAGCGCGGGTTCGAAGTGACCACTGGAGCACCTGTAATGAAGGGTAAGAAGTTGTGGCGCCAGGCAGTTTTGCCCATCGTCGAGCAGAAGTTCCTTTTCAAGGAGAGTGTCGTGCGTAAGTGCGCTATGCAGTACGCTGACGAGGTCTTTGCTGGCCTGTCGGAGAGCGACAAGCGCGAGATCGCACAACCCTTGGACATGATGACTGCCATCAACGGCATTCCTGGGAGGAAGTACATTGACAGTATGAACAGAGGAACCAGTGCGGGTTTCCCGTGGATGTGCACCAAAAAGAAGGTGTGCTTCAGTGTTCCCGCAGACGACACGTGGCAAGACCCCATCGATGTGAATGATGAGGTCAAAGCTCGTGCCAACGAGATGTATGAGCGCTATCTGCGTCATGAGTTGGCTGCCCCCCTGTTCACGGCGCATGCCAAGGATGAGGCTTTGCCCTTCGCCAAGATTGAGTCTGAGAAGACACGAATCATGAATGGCGGCCCCTTCGATTGGAGTATCCTTGTGCGCATGGTGTACCTTCCTCTCGTCAGAGTCATCCAGAACAATAAGTTTCTGTTTGAGTCGATGCCAGGTGCCGTGGCTCAGAGTGTTGAGTGGGACGATATCTACAAGTTCATCACTGCTTTTGGTGAGGACAAGATGATCGCCGGCGATTACGGGAAGTTTGACAAACGCATGAGTGCAGTTTTCATCCTGTGGGGTTTTTTCACGCTCATCACCATCGCCAAACGGTGTGGTGCGAGCATGGACCACCTCACGGTCATGTGGGGCATTGCGTATGATATCGCGTGCTCCTTCTGCAACTTCAATGGTGACCTGGTGCAATTCCTTGGGAGCAACCCTTCGGGGCACCCTCTCACTGTGATCATCAACTGCATTGTCAACTGTCTCTACATGCGATACTGCTACCATGAGCTGAATCCTGAGAAGGAGGTCGCATCGTTCCGCGAGTTCGTCCGCCTGATCACATATGGTGATGATAACGAGATGGGATCCGACCGACCGTGGTTTAACCACACTGCGATTTCAGAGATGTTGGCCACACTGGGTGTGGAGTACACCATGGCTGACAAGACCGCAGAGTCCGTCCCCTTCCTCAATGTCAAAGACACGAGTTTCCTCAAGAGAGGATGGCGATATGAGCCTGAGCTTGACGCTGTCGTCTGTCCTATCGTGCACGCCACGCTGGACAAGATGATGACCACCTGGGTGCCTAGCAGCACCATTGGTCCATTCGCCCAAGGAGAGGAGATCATTCGAAACGTTGGTGTGGAGTACTTCTGGTACGGCCGCGAGATTTTCGAAGAGAAGCAAAAGGTGCTCAAGGAGATTTTCAAGGAAACCATTCCTGACGAGTATGAGACCGTTGCTACCTTTCCCACGTGGGAGGCACTGATCATCCGATGGAAGATGAGCAGTGGCCTCCTGGTCCCTCCCGTAGGGGCCGAAGCCGAGTAATCGGCACCCTGGGCGTTCCCCTCACGTCCATTAAGCCAAAGAAGGGGGGTAGGGTATTGATCTTCCCGCAGTCAAGGGTCAGACTGCGGTGTTTGCTTGCCCACCACCTCCGAACATCATTCGCTATGTTCTTTCCTTTTTAGGAAATCTCTAGGAGGGGGAGACCCACAAGTGGAGTGGACGGGTTATGCGGCCCACACTCCGAGAAAATCGCACACCAATTACCTACAAAATCAAACAAAAACAATGCGTGCGCTGAAATGCGCACAAAGAAGTCCCCCAACGGGGATGGATCTCTACCAATTGCAATCGGAGGAACTTGCTGAGGGGACGCTGAAGGCGCGTACTCAGGAGAACCTCAAGTTTGTTGATGCAGGCATGAAGGAGACTATCATGGCTCCCGGCCTTGGGCCTTTCTCACCTGATTCTGATGAGGGTGCGCGCCTGGGAAACTTTCTCAGTCGCCCCGTCGAAATTGATTCGTACAACTGGACTGGCGCCTCGACGGGTGTCGTCCGAGACTTACACCCTTGGACGTTGTACTTCAGTGACCCGGCGGTCAAACGCAAGCTCGATAACTACAAGTTGTTGCGGTGCAAGCTGCACCTCAAGTTTGTTGTCAACGCTTCACCATTTTACTATGGTTCGATGCGCGCTTGCTACAACCCTCTGGACTCTGGACTCGATGATTTTCTTGTTCAGGCGTCACAAATCAAGTTGTCACAGACTCCTGGAGTGTATCTGGAGCCTGCTGTGATGACATCGAGTGAGATGCAGCTGCCGTTTGTCTGGCCCAATTCTTGGCTGGATGTGGCGAGCGAGCAGGAATTCTACAAGATGGGGCGATTGCAATATATTGTCTACTCTGGGCTCCGATCCGCGAACGGAGTGGGCGCACCAAGTGTGCGCATCACTCTGTATGCTTGGGCCGAAGATGTTGAGTTAGCTGGCCTGACTTCGGCCTCTTCTCTTCAATCAGATGAGTATGTCAAAGTTGGACCTATCAGTGGACCAGCCAGTGCTGTTGCCGATGTGGCATCGCGGCTTGGAGATGTGCCTGTCATTGGGCCGTTTGCTACCGCGACAGCGATTGGTGCGAACGCGGTTGCTGGTGTTGCTAGGCTGTTTGGTTTTTCGAATCCTCCAGTCATAAGTGATGTCATGCCGTACGCTCCAAAAGCTTTTCATTCCTTCAGTAGCGTCGATACGTCCGTTCCCATGGACAAGTTGGCGTTGGATCCGAAGAATGAAGTCACTGTCGACAACTCTGTCACAGGCGCCGGTGACGATGATCCGTTGCTCCTACAACCGCTGCTCGAGAGAGAGAGCTTTGTTCAGGGCACGGGGTGGTCGGACGCGAGTGCACCAGGAACCATCCTGTGGTCCGCACCCGTTACTCCGATCATCGTTGACCAGTCAGTTGTTTCAGGCGTAAATGTCGTGAAGCACTACACACCGGCTGCGTACTTTGGTAAGATGTTCCGATTCTGGCGGGGAGGTATGACCTACCGCTTCAGGTTCATCAAATCGAGGTACCACACTGGACGAGTTCAGATTGTCTGGGACCCTCACGGGTTGCCAGGTGCTGACTTTGCCACCACGACCAACTCGCGCATAGTGGATGTGCAAGTTGAAGATGAAGTTGTGATCACGATCCCATACAAGCAGTCGGCAGCTTGGTTGAAGACGACGGAGATTCTGAACAATTACAGCAATGGACCCGCTCCACTGCTCACGTACGATCCCCTAGCGCACAACGGGTACATCCAAGTTCGAGTTTTGAACACTCTTACTGGACCTGCCACCGCTCAAAATTTGGATATCTTGGTTTACGCCTCGATGTCTCCAGATGCTGAGATGTCTGTGCCCAACAAGCTGCCGGGCAACCTTTCCATGTTTCAAATTCAATCTGCAGAGGTTGAGGTTGAAGACATCACTGGGTCGGCGACTACTCATGTGACGCCTGGCGTGTCACTTGTTACAGTCGGCGAGAGTGTCTCCTCATTACGAACACTCTTGCATCGATCCTCTTTTGTCCAACAGGAGGTTGTCGGTGACCCGAAGACAGGTGCGTCGTCGTATGTTCTGGACGGTCATCAGACCAACTGCAACTACTTCCCTCGCATACCTCGTCTTCAGGGTTACGATTCTTTCTTTGGGACATCGTGGGGTAGTAGGGTTGTTGGCTCCAACGCCAGCCCCTACAACTACACGACAACTCATCCAATTCCATGGGTCATCAACTGTTTCGCTGGTTATCGCGGCAGTGTTGTCCATCACTTCAATGTGGAAACCAATGGCACCGAACTTGCCAGCTACATTTCTGCAGAGAGGGATGATAGGACGTGGATCCTGAATGGTCTCATCAACGCGCGCAATCGCTTCACGACCACTCAGGTTCCTGGTAACCCGAGTGCTCTGGCGCGTTTCGCAGTCAACTCCACATCGAGTATTGATCACCGTGTTGGAGGCCAGCGAGGTATGGCTCTCACGAACTCGGCGACACAAACGGCAATGTCTGTAGTGTCGCCCCAGTATTCGGCGTGGCGTTTTCGCCCAGCTTTCGAGCCCATCCGGGATCTGTACCCTGCAGACACCGGCAGAGGTGAGCTTGAGAGTGTTCGGTTGGACGTTGCACTCCGCAGAACTGTTGTGGGATCCAATTCGGCCTGGCCTTTGGTTTCACACTATGTAGCTGCGGGTGTGGATTTCAATCCGGTGTACTTCGTGTGCACCCCAACGTTGTTCACGTACAACTACGCTCCCAGCGTGGATTCGTACCAACCGACCCCCTGAGTCTTGTGGCTCAAAAGACCCCATGTCATAGGCTATGATAAATCTACCGTATCGTTCGGTAGTACAAGCTTCGAGCTTGTCTGCACGTTTCATTGAGATGTCCAG